TCGTATCAGTAAACAGTTTACTTACAACAGCACCTAAACCCTCTTCTTTAAATAGTGTGTATAAGTCTTCAACATAACCAAAAAATGCTTTAGTTATCTCTATGGTTGCACGGATAGTTTTTTTCAATCCCTCAATAAATTTAGGCCACATATCACTATTAATAAATTTTTGTAAAAATAATAATGCAGTAAGTAAAAGACCACCAGTAAATATATTTTTTATAATTGCACCTATACTTTTGAATGTTGTTCCTATTGGTGATGTAAAGATATCTATAAATTTGCTAGGAAGGTTTTTAATACCCTTTAAAAGATTTGCAAACATTTTATTTCTATCTTTTTTATCTTCTTTACTTTCAGTTAGTGCCTGAGTTAAATCTTTAGTTTCTTTTTTTTGTTCTTTTGCAATTTCTAATCTTTGTTTAACACCTTGTTTTTCACTTATTAGACCTTCTTTTATTGCATCTTCAATTTCTACAAATCTATGGTCGTGTCTGTCAGCAATTTCTTGTTCTCTTTTTTGTAAAGTAATTTGTTGTACAGTTAATACTTGTGCATCTTTTAATGTTTCATTAACCTCTTCAACTTTTTCGTCAACTTCTGTCGTACCTTCTGCTTTATCAAACCTTTCTCTATTCATTGCAAGTCTACTATCATTTAAAATTTCAGCAGCATTATCTAAAAATCTTTCGGAAGGAGTGCCAGCTTTCTCATTTTGTTGAATGATAGTTTGTAGACTATCAGTAGTCTCTTTTTGTCTTTTGATAAGTTCTTGAAAGTCTCTTGAAGTAATATCAGCCATTATTTTTTCTTCTCTGTTTTCTTATCTACATATGCATTTGCACCAAAATATGCGGCGACTAGTGCTGAAATTGCAACAAAATATGTTGGTGCAATATCAGCGATTAATTTTGCAGCTGTATCTTGTCCTAACATTGCAGTAATTAATATACCACTAGGATAAAATAACATACCAAATAATGCGAACCAAGTCATAGTTCTCATTGCATCTCTACGAGCATCTGCATCTTCTAATTCTTTTCTTTTAAATTCCAAATCCATCTCCAATTCTTCTTGAGTAATGTGTCCATCACCATTCAAGTCTTTTTTAGCCAACTCTGGGTCAACTGTTTTAGGTATTCTGTTGTTGTCGTTTAAGTTGTTCATTTTCCTCTCTTATATGTTCGTTTAACATTCCCACATATATTTCTCTTTCCCAAGGCACCATATTTTCTAATTCAGTCAAACTATATTTATGATGTTGCATAAACGAAAAGTTTGTTTTAAAATGGTTCTCAAGAGTATCGTGAGAAAGAGCTATGTAAAAAAACTATTCAAACCCTCCAGTCTAACTTTTGATGAAACATTTGTGTTTGGATTATTTACTTCTACATCTTTATACAATTTAGGTATATTGTCAAAGAATGTTCTTACTTTATTAAATTGGTTTGACGACAAACTTTCAACAAATTCTTTAGATTCTTTTTCATTAAAGTCTGTTTTTTCGTAAACCTTTTCACCGTCTATAATTCTATGAACACAATTAATAATAATTTTAAATAAATCATCCATAGTAGGATTTTTAAAATCTTTCAAATGTGATAAATCATCAATAGAAGGATATCTAAATTCTATTGCAATTTTATCATCTAATCTAACTAAATTACTATCTGGTAATGGTTTATCAACTGTCAAATCAGTAAGATTAATTTCTTTTGTCACATATGTGTTTTCTTCATCTGGACATTTAATTGAAACTTTAGTAGTTTCACCAGATGATTTTGCACGAATATTTACAAATAAATATTCTAAATCTGCCATAGGTATTACACCACTTTTTATAGTATTATTAGTGCAATTCTCTATGAGATTTTTGACTGCATTTATTACATCTTTCTGTTCACCAGTTTCATTTGCAATCATAAGATTCTTTTCTTCTTTTACTAAGTATGGTCTGTACTTAATATCAAGTTGAGAAATTGGTAGTTTTATGTCATAAGTTGACACTTCAAATTTAGGCAAAGCCATAATGTACTCCTTTATCTAACAAATTTACCGATAGTGTTACCAACACCACCAGTGATTATATCTGCAGCCGAACCAGCGGTTGCAATCGCAGTTGGTGATGCACCAGACTTACCAAGAATATCATAAAGAACACCTTTAGGACTTATGATACTGTATCTGGAATCATCCCCAATATATATATCTGACCCCCTCAACCTTAAACTCTTATCTGCAAGACTATCGTCAACACCTTCTTCTTTGATAGTATGCCATTCTCTGTATGCGAGTTCAACTGTTACTCTTTGTAACTCAGTAGATGCTTGGTTTAAATCTTGAGGTGCAATAGATTTAGGCCAAACTTCTTTTACTGAAACACCATAACTTGTCTTTTCTTCTTTCGCACCAGTAAATGCAAAAAAATTAAATGGTATAACTGTGTTACTACCTTTACCCATTTGAAAAATGTCTAACTCACCTATGTAATTATTATAATAGTTTAAATTATGATTTAATGGATTATAGATGTTTTTCATCCACATCTCAAAGAATCTTTTTTCAGACATATCTGCATTACATAAAAATGTTGCTTGTAATGATGCATACTGACCAACACCTTGAGGTAGTTCTCTTGGTGGGCCGTATATATTATCGTCTGGTGCAGAACGAATTGTCCTGCCTGGAAACTGTAAATTTTCTGCTCTTAAACTAACATAACGATTACTTTCACCAGTAAATAATTTACACTTTAAAAATATCTCAAATCTGTTTTGTTGTGCTTGTTCTCTACCATATAAAGAACTTTTAAAATCTCTTAATGAAAATACCATTAGATTACTTTCCTACTATCTGACCACACTTTACTCGCAGATGATTTTCTAAATCTTTGTACTGGTAACATAATTGCAGTCATAAAATCTTCTTCTTCTAATTTTCTAAATCTACTTCTAACATTACTATTTAAGTATCTTTTCAAAGTAGGTTTTACAAGTCTTACATTTTTTAATGCACTATAATTTGCATCTGGGTCTAAACGACTTAATAATCTAGCTCTGAGTGCATATGGTAAGTAATGAAAATTAATTCCTAAAAATCCATCTCTATACCTTTCTAAAGGTAATACCAATGGAAATGTATCATAATATGGTAATTTATTTTTCAATTTAGGGTCGTATATAAACATATTTAATGCACCAAAACTGACCCTACCAGTTATCTTTCCATCTCTTATAAGTTGTGCTTGAGATGGTGTACCAAGTTCTTTTATGCGATTACGATACCATTGATATGGTTCTTTACCACTTTTCCTTAACTTTGATATTTCGTCAAATATACTCATTTATTATATTTATAAGTGGGATTGAGGTGGTCTTCAGTCAATATTACAAAATCCATATTTCTATCTCTACAAAACTCTCTTGCAGCTTTCCACTTTGCAGTATTCTTTCCCCACTCGTAAACTTCTCTTACAAATGATTTTGTTTTTCTTTTGGGTATTTTAGGTTCAACAGTATATTTTTTAGGTTTAACTTCTATAATCATTTTTCTTAATTTACCATCTGCTCTCTTTACTTTTACATAGAAATCTGGGAAATATCGGTGTATTTTACCGTCTGTGGGTAGACGATAGGGTATTATAAGTTCTTCTGACCCCCACTCTAACACTCTAGGATTTTTATCACAATATACCATAAATTTGCGCTCCCACAAACTTCTGTAATAAATAGTAGTAGGATTACCTTTATACTTTTTTATATTAGAGGGATTATAACGACCACTGTAACTCATAGGAATATTTATATGGTTAATTATAAAGACATCGCAATGGGAAAACCCTCAACTGAGGACTTGACAAATGATTTTAGTGCAGACCCATTTAAACAAAGAGTGAGTCTTGACCAAAACACTAGACAAAGTAAATTCAATCAAGAGATTTTACAATATCCATTAAATGCTGGTAATGATGGTGGTAGGACACCAGCTGGACATCATATTCAATTTGAGATATTAGAACAAGATGTAGGTACAATTAAATTTGGTGAATTACCTAAAGAAACGACTGATGAGGTAGTTGGTATTAGTTCACTAATAAGTAATTCTGCCGTTGCAAGAGATGTTGTTGTAAGTAAAAATGGTTCAGTATTTACTTTAGTTCCAGCATTATCACAGAAAGCACAATCTGCAAGTGAATCTGGAAATTCAAGTAGAGCTGCACAAGAATTAGGTCTTAATCCATTTATTAGTGGTTCAGCAGAAGTCAAAAGAATTCAGAAACAAGGTGCAAGAATTAGAAACCAAACATTTGCAAGAGCACCCACTTCTAGATTACAGAGTTTGATAAAATTGTTTATGCCACCAACTGTTGAGGTTACATATGCACCACAGTATACTGATGAAAATATAGGACTTGGTGCAAAAACTGCTGCTGGTGCAGTTGATGAATTTATTACTACCAAAGGTGATACTGCTGAAAAATTAGGTAATGCATTTGATGATGTTTTTAAAAAAAATAATTTAATTGAGAAAGCTGCGATTGGTACAATAGACACACTTGCGCCTGGTTTTAAAGCAATATTGTTTGGTAGGTCTGGTAAAGCAGTTAACAATAGATTAGAATTAATATTTTCTGGATTACAAAAAAGAAGTTTTTCATTTAATTTTAAATTTTTACCAAAAAGTTATCAAGAAGCAAAAGCAGTTTATAATATTATAAGAAGATTCAAATTTCATATGTTACCAGAAATTGCTGGTGATGTAACTACATCAAGAACATTTATTACACCAGATGTGTTTGATATTAAATATATGATGAGTGATGGTAAAGAAAATGAATACATTAATAAAATATCAACTTGTGTATTAGAAAATATGAATGTAAAATACGGTGGTGACAGATATCAAACATTTGACCCATCTATGGCAGAGGCAGGAGCACCAGACGGTATGAAAGCTCCACCAGTGCAAACAGAAATGACACTTCAATTTAAAGAACTAGAAATAGTAACACAGAATAATGTACTCGCAAGGGGTTTTTAATGGCATACTTTCAGAACTTTGAAACATTAGTTTATGATGTAGTTGGTGATGACAATCCAAAACTGTTTACACATATATTAAGAAGAGTTAAGATAAATGATTTAGTAAAAGATAATATTTTATTATATGATTTTTATCAAGTTAAACCAGGCGAAAAACCAGAGGATGTTGCATTTGATTTTTATGGTAGTGCAGAATTGCATTGGTTAGTATTGTATGCAAATAATATAGTTGATAGATACCATCAATGGCCTATGAGTGTTAGAGGTTTTGAAGAATACATAAAAGACAAATATACAAATCCACTTGGAACTCATCATTATGAAATTAGTCAAAAATCTGGTGATACAGACATAAAAATAAACATAGGTTTAGATTCTAGTGGTCATAGTGGTGATACTGTGAGTGAGGTAACAAATAGAGAGTATGAAGAAAATTTACAAACCGAATATAGTAAAATAAGATTAGTTAGAAAAGAATTTGTTAATCAAATTAGGAAAGAATTAAGAAACTTATTACAAAGTGATGCATAATGGCACAAGACAATTATAATTATAGTGGTTCATTTGAAGTTGAAGAGTGTAAAATAATAACTCATCACGGAAATTCAGTACCATTAGACCTTGATGGTGTGTTAAGTATTGTAAGTGTATATGAAGATATAATGCAAGGTTTTTTAACTGCAAATATATCTTTCTTAGACACAAATGATTTAGTTTTACAAAATGGTATTGTCGGTAATGAGTATTGTTATTTAAAATTAATCACTCCTTCTTCTGAAGATGTTTCATTAGATTTCACAAAAGACCCATTAATAGTTACATCAGTATCACAAAGAAATGAAGGACAAGGTAGATTTGTTTCTTTGACTCTTGCATCTAGAGAATATATGAAAAATTCTAGAACTAGAATTTCTCAAAGTTTCTCTGGTAATATGTCAGAGATAGTCCGTAGATTAGTAAAAGAAAAACAATTTTTAGGTAGTGATAAAAGATTTTTAACTGATGATAGTGTTGGTTTAGAGAGAATTGTTATACCAAATTTGCGACCTTTAACTGCAATACAGATGATTGCACAAAGAGCTAAAACAAAAAAAGATTCACCATTTTTGTTTTTTGAGACTACGAAGGGTTTAAATTTTTTATCTTTTGATATGATTAATAGACAAAACACTAAAACAACATTTACTTTAGGTGCATCAGATACTTATGACAACAAACCATCTAAATCATCTCAATTAGAGGCAAATATTGTCAGACAATTAGGACAAGTAGAAAACGATAACTTAATAAGTAATAGTGTACTATTAAACACACTGAATGGAATGTATTCTTCAAGAATGTTATTACACGACATATACAATAAAACCTACCACGATTTAAAGTTTAGATACTCTGATGCGTTTTCCAAAAAAAATGACATAGAAACTAGTATTGGTGAAACTGGACACCCAATATTTCCGATATCAAGTTCAGTTGATGAAGATGGAAAAACAGTAGAAGATTTTCACGATTCATATTTAACTTTACAATCCACATCTGGATTTAATACTCCTAAAGGTTCAGTTCACAATATTAATCCTTATCCCAATACAATATATCCATTTGAAGAATCTTCAATAAGTGACCATTTATTAACTAGAAATCATAAGATGTCATTTTTAGATAGAATGGGTATGACTATTGATATGGTAGGTAATTTATCAATACAAGCTTCAGATGTAATAAGATTAAATGTATATAAAGCAAAAACTGATGTTGACAATGAAGATGAAGATTTATATGATGAAAGATTAACTGGTAGATATATCATAACAAGGTTAAGACACACTTTTGATTTCGGTAATCCAAAAAAACACACGATACAAGCGACAGTTATTAAAGATAGTGTGACTAAACCTTACTCAAGTAATCTACCACCTAACCCAAAGAGGTTAATTTAAAGGAAGTAAAATGACTAATAAACAAACTCGTAAGTTAAGAACACTAAATTTTCAAAAACAAGAACGATACATAAATAATGAAGTGAATGACTTAACAACGGAGGTGAGTAAACTCTACCTCGCAAGAACGAGAAAGTTTTTAGGAAGAAGAACAGCGTGAAGACATTTGACCAACTACAAGAGGGTGTATATGACCCCAATATATTCAAAGCATTTTTTCTAGCAGGCGGGCCTGGTAGTGGTAAATCTTTTGTAGTAAGAAAGACCACTGGTGGGCTCGGTATGAAAGTTGTAAACTCTGATACTGCATTTGAAAAACTACTTAAAGATGCAGACTTTGATTTAGACTTTAGAGATATGAGTCCAGAGAAAACTCTTGAGAGAGATGTCATAAGAAAAAAAGCAAAAGAAGTTACATCTAAAATGCAAAAGAATTTTGTTGCTGGTAGACTTGGTATGATTATAGATGGTACTGGTGCAGAATATGGTAAAATAGAAACACAAAAAAAACTATTGCAACAATTAGGATATGATACCTATATGATATTTGTTAATACTTCACTAGATACTGCGATAGAAAGAAATGATAAAAGAGATAGAAAACTACCATTAGATATTGTTAAAACATATTGGAACAATGTACAATCAAACATAGGTAAATTTCAAAGGTTATTTGGTATGAAAAATTTTGTTGTTGTTGATAATAATAACCCAAAAGAAAATGTATTTAGAAGAGTATTTAAAACTATTAGAAATCTTGCAAACAAAAAGGTCAGCAATTACATTGCAAAACAATGGATTGATAATCAGTTAAGATTGAAAAAATTGTCAAAGGGTTGACAAATTAAAATATTCGTGTTAGTATGTAAACAATAATAATTATAACTAGTGAGGTATAATGGCTAAACGAAAAATGTCTGAAGAACAACGACAGGCTGCGATTGAAAGACTTGCACTCGCAAGAGAAAAACGACTAAAAGAAAATCCACCACAATATAAAAACATTGCACCAGAGGTACTTGCGATACCAGATGATGGTTTTATGTCTATGAAAAAAGTCAGACAATGGATTAAGACACAAAAAGATATTGCATCAACTTCTGAAAAGGCGTCAAGAAGACACGGAATAGATACTAAAATAAAGAATCAAGAAAGAGTTAAAGCTCTTAATGCACGAGGATATATTAGGTGGTTAAATAACTATCTTGAGTCTGGTACTTTTGCTGGTGATTTTATTG